CGAGGTGTTGAACGAATTCCGTACAATGCTACATCTGTAGGGTCTCCGTATTTTTTAAGGCCAATTCGCTCCATGCCGCTGCCGATGCGCGTCGTTTTAACGGTGTTGCGGGTGTAGATTTTACCTGCCGCGATATTTGATAATGATATATGACCGAAGCCAAGATCAAGAGTCCCTATTGGTGCGCCATCTTGAGTTACTTCTAGGCCATCAATCACTAGCGTTGCATTATCCCACAGAGCGAGGAATGCGGCCTCAAGCGTCGTGACGTGCATCAAGCATCGACCAGCCGACAAGGCCGCATCGGGGTGCAGTGCAACACGACAGTTGCTAATGCGCCCGCCGACAGACCGAAGATTTGGGTAATCCCACTCGCCAACCGCGTTGACGTTATAGTAAGTCACGTTGAGCGCTGGATGAGAACTGACCGTTTGGTAGCACCCTGACGCCTCAATGCCGATCACAGTGACACCATCCGCCCAGACCGCCGGGTCAACGGGGTGGCGACAACCAGCCGCTACTATGTCCGAGATCACCGTTTTTCTTGTTCCCACAGTTGGAATTATACCATACGCGATGCGCGTCATAGTCGGAGATACAACCGACACCCCGTCGCACGCCCACGCGGTAAAGCCCCTCGGATGAATGTCAGTTAGTGCCATGCTGGACGGGCCTGATAGGATCATATTATATGAATGAACGTCGCAAAAGAACTCCGCCGTGACGTAGCCCATTCCAACCGTCTGCCCGGTAAACTTACCACCAATTAGGCGAAAATATCGTGGTGTATATACATTTGCAAATTGTGCTGTATCAGCAACGGCAACAGCAAATTCCAAGCCGTCGTCCAGTGTTAGAATAGCTCCGCTGATAGACTTGACTCGCCTGACCTGATTGACTTTATAGGCCCCAAAATCATTTGATACGGCAACATCAGAGCCAATATGCACCATATCGCCGATAGCCGCACCAGTGGCATCCAAAGTTACGGCTGTGTCGTACTGCACAGCATTGGCGGCAACGGTGCTAGTAACTTTCGCCTCGTTTGTGAAAACGAGCGCGCCACTGGTATAATTCAGGATCCCATTCGTCGCATCTATCACGATATTTTTGGAAACAGTTGCTGAATACTGCCCATTGATTGCGAAAATGCCATTGAGGCGCAGGCTTCCAAACTTCGCCGCAGCCGCGACAATATCAGCACCAACATCTGACAGCCCATCGACAGCAATGCCCACTTGGTCCGCAGTGTAAAATCCGTCATAGTCTGGAATAGCCAACCACTTAACACCGCCAGCCGTGGTGAAATGCTCGCCCGATGCGACCTCTTGCGCACGATAGGGGCCATACTGCACGATAGTCCCGTCTCCGCCAAACGTCGTGTATGTGCTGGCCTGCAACTCCGCGAACGTGTCAAACTCTACGCGCCCGATCCAGCCAATCGCCACCCAAGCGCCCGTCTGCACCTCGTAAAGACGCAAGCCTTCATCGACGATAAGCGCCTCTTGTGTGCCGTTATCCGGAACAGGCGAGGCCAACGCCTCAACTATATGGATGCCCGCAGCCGCCAAAGCAGCGGAGTCCGCCGCCGCCGTTCTGTCCAGCCCGGTTTGCACTCGGTCGGCAGCAGTCGCGACCGCGTCCGCTGCCGTCGCCGCCTCACTCGCCGCCACCGCCGCGACATCCGCTGCCGTCGCCGCCTCACTCGCCGCCACCGCCGCGACATCCGCTGCGAGGGACGCCAAAGAGTAGCTAGACGCCACAAGCGCCGTTCCGTCGTTGTTGACGACAATAACCCGGTCGGCCACGATGTCGTCTATCTCTAACTGTTGGGTGTCCCCTACAATCTTCTCGGGGAACAACACCGCGCGGTTTACCCGTTCTTCCATCTGTTGCATACGCATGACAGTGCGCTCGAACTCCCGAGACGTGAACGGCGTATAGCGCACGCCTGCGGGCGTGGCGTCGGTTTTGTAGTCCAGCGTGCGGCGCACCACAATGAAGTTCGTTTCGGTCGCGTCGGCGGCGATCAGCGCGTCAATCTTAGCGATCAAGCTCGCGGTCGGAGTGACCGAGAAGGTCGAGAAGTCTTCCGCCAGCGTCAACGTGTAGTCCACGACCTGTTCCGCGGTGAGCGACGCCGAGCCGTAGTACACGAAGATGTCGGTAGCCTCAAACGCGGGGATCGCCACCGAGACCGAGACGCCCGCGCTGACGTCCAAGTACTTTAGTGCGACGGTTTCGACTGCGATTGCCATGGCCTATCCCCCAAACTGCGGTGCGCGTGACGGAGCTTCGCGGCCCGGTGCCCACCAGTATTCATTCCCACGTTCTGTACGTTGCGTACGCACTCGACGTTGCTGCCTTTGGTACGCTTGCGGGTCGGCCAGTTCTTGCAACCTGTCGAACACCTGCCGCTCCAACGCGAGCCGCGCCCACCAAATCGAAGTACCGGGCGTGTACCGCCGCGCCCATTCAACGGATCGTGCTGCTGTTGTACTTTCAAACTCGCCGCTTGACAAGCTGCCAAGCGTGTCGGCCCACTGGAACGCGTCGCCCAACACGAGATTGGTTGTGTCGCCGAGGAACTGGACAAGCGGCCCGCCGACCATATCTGCCGGACCGCGCCCGTATTGGTTCACGCCCGCGAAGAGGAAGTCGCCCCATATTGACAACGCACCGCCCGACAAGAACGCTTTGCCGATGAACGCCGCGTTGTCCATCGGCAGCGGATCGCGCCCTTTGGACATTTCGCGCAACTGTGTACCGAGCGCGCCGACCATTGTCATGCCCGCGCCGAGACCGGCGTAAAACCCGAGCCGTCCTTTAACCGACGGCGACGTAAGCCCGAGCCGACCGTAGATCATCATAAACGAGATCGGGAAGTTTTTGTACATAGCGAACGAATACAGCAACGCGCCGACAAGAGTGTCAGGACGTGTCGTACCTTTCAACGCGGTCGCGCCCTCAATCGTCGCTTCCGGCACCATCTTGCGCGCTTCGTCAAAGATCATACCTTGGAACTTGCGGTACAACTGTTGACGGTTCGGCATGTCGGTTTTGAGCACGTCAATCGGGCGCAAGAACTCGACGCCTTTGCGCGGCGTCCACGCCTGCACGGCACCGCGCAACGCGTCCCACTCGTCGGCTTGAATGCCGTACCGTTCCATGACCTGTCTAAACGGAAGCTCTTGGAAGGCCGTCGAGCGGTATCGGTTCATCATGCCCATGAACTCCGACTGCACCGCCCACCGCGCCGCCCTCGTGTGGCCGGACATCAAGGACAGGCGCATTGTCGCCTCCGACACATGACGGCTCGCCGCCGGTCCGACGGTCGCAACGCCCGTGAAGCGCGACTGCGCGTAGGTGGACATAACCACTTCGTCCATGACGAAGCCGCTCTGTGTCGCGATCTCGCGCATGAACTTCGGATCGGTCGCCAGCGCCCGAATGTACGTACCCGCACCGTCGAACAGCCCTTGACGGTTGAGCGCCCGCACGGCTACGGTTTGCATGAAGTCGCCCGGTATGGCGAGCAGCGACGCACTACCGAGTTGCGCGGCGGTGAGAATGTTCGCCGCTCCGGTGACGAGGTTGCCAAACGTGCTGTGCGGGTCCATCGGGTTTTCGCGCATGACAGTTTCGAACATCGGCTCGAACTTGTTCTTCAACACCGCTTCGGCATGTGCGAGTTCTTCCGCTCCGATAGACCCCGCCTCTTTGCGCACAATGGACGTCAAGTTCATTGCCGTCATTTCGGGGTTCGGTCCGAACGTCTCGATAAGCGCAATCTTGTGCGACATGTCTTCGATGTGGCGCGTTAGCACTTCGAACACGTTGCCGTCGCCGAACTCTTCGTGCACGCGCAGCCAAGCGTCCGCGTCCTCGTAGTGCAAGAACCGATGGTTGTCGATCATGTTACCGACCGCGCGCCCCCGTCCGCGAAACGCGGTTTCGTCCAGCTTGTTAGCGCCGTCCGTGGTGAGCGTCTCGAACACGCGTTCGAGAACCGCAACGCGTTCGGCGGGTGGGATCGGCGTGCCGTCCGGCCACCGTGTCGCGTTCCAGTCCAGCGACTTCATGTGCACTTCGACCCACCGCGCCTTGCCCGCCTGTACCATCTTCACCGAGTTCTGCGACTGCGGTAGGTACCGGCTAAGACGCTGCATCGTGCCGCCCGCCTCGTTGAACATATCGACGGCGAGGTCTTGTATTTTCAGCCAAGCGTCCGCTACGGCTTTCGCCGCTGCGTCGCCCGTAGCTTGGCCTTTAATCTCGCGTACGATGTTCGGCAAATGTGCGTTCCCTTTCTGACGCCCCATGAAACCCTTACCAACGGTTTCGAGCGTGTCGCCGAAAAGCGCGTAAAGTTGCCCCCTGATCGTTTCCTTGTTCGCACTGTACGAAAGCCCGTTGAAACGCGGATCGTCTTCGATCAACGACACGGCGGCGCGCGCCACGGCGGTGCCTCGCGACCCTTTCTTGCCGTCCATGACAAATTTCGAGACCGGCGCGCCAACGCCTTGGCGGATGCGGGCGATATTGTCGGCCTGCACCGAGATCATCTTCGCGCTGCGCTTCGCCCGTTCGCGCGCCTCGAACGACATCATGTCGAACGTGTCGCGCATGGCGAGTTGCGCGGCGGTCGCCCCGTCCTTGCCCTGCGCCTCGTAGCCCGCAGCGCGGTTACGAAAGTCTTGCTCAATCTCGTCAATGCGCTTCTTGCCAAACCCACGCTGTTGCAGGTTCTCGCGCACGCACGCAATGAAACTTACCGGATTGAACATGTGCTCACCGCCTCTAATTCGTCGTCCGCGCGCCTCGTCTCTTCAAGAAACTCGCGCAGTGTTACTTCGCGCCCGCCTGTGCCTTCTTCGTGGGGCACGAACATCGTGTCTTTATCCAGATCGAACTCGTAGTCACGGCCTTCGATCCGTAGTTTTCCGTCTTCCGACACGTCTACGAGCCGCCGCACTTCGGCGCGGTACGCCGCCAACGCTTCGTCAATCACTTTGGCGTTTTCGGCCACGATTGCGCGCGCGGTGTCCGCCGACGTAGCGCCCGGTTCGACGCGATCCGACTGGCGCAGGACCGGTGCACGATCCGACAGCGACATCATGGCCGTGTCGTAGTCCGGCAGCACCGCGTCGGGCGGCATGTCGGGTTGTGCCCGGCCCGACCTGTACGAAGCCCACACAGCGTCGAGTTCCTGCGCGGTCTCGCCCCACCGGCCACGGGCGCGGCTGTACGCTCTGCCGATCAGCGGCGCGATGTCCCGCATCTTCTCGTCTACCTTGACGAGTTCTTGCCGGACCTGTGCGATGTCTCGGGTCTCGCGCGTGCGGCTCGCCGCGATCAGCGCTTCGCGGTCCGCCCGGACTTCCGCCATTTCTTCACGAATGCGCAGCTTGTTCGTTTTGCCCTGCGTCGTTTTGTGCCGCGCTTCCAAAGCGTGAAGGCGGGCTTCGATCCGCTCCATAGTCTGTTGCACGTCGCGGTCGCGGCCCTGTGCGAGTTCCTCCACCCATCGACGGTACGTGTTGCGCCGTTCGATAAGTTGCTCGTACTGACGGAACGCTTGCGGGTCCGCTTCTTTGGCAAGCTGGTACAAGCGGTTGTTGTCAAGCGCCGCCTGCACGCCGCCGATCCGCGCCGAACGGACTTCGCCGGGCAGCGCAATGTTTGCGGTACGCGCCCCGAGTGACGCCGGAGCGCCGCCGTCCCACGCTTCGAGTTGCCGTGTCATGTCGCCGATGTCCGCCACAATGCGCGGTTCCGCCATGCGGATGCCGGACAGCGGCGCTTGCTCTGCGAGAATGCTCGTGTACGCCCGTCCGTCTTGTTCGAGCCGAACTGTCTGCGCTTCTTCGCGAAACTGTTCGGGCGGCGGAAGCGCCAACGGTTCGCGCTGCGGTTCGGCCACGGTGATGTCTGGCGCGCGGTCGGTCGGGACGTCGCGGAACCAACGCCGCACGCCCGCGCCGACAACCTCGCCCGCGCCTTGCAACGCGCCCGCCCCGAGCGCCGTGGCCGCTACGCGCTGCGCTGCGTCGGCAAAGCCGTACGACAGCCCGAGAAGTTCCCGCTCTTCCTGTACGCCCGTGACTTGGTTGATCGTCTCGACCACGCCCTGCGCACCGGTCTGGAACAAGATGCGTTGGAGCGCCGTGCGCCCCGCACCGCCGACACCGAGCGAATAGAAGTTTAGCGGGTCAGTGCCGGGGTGCACGGACGACAGCGCGCCGCCAAAGAACCCGCCGAACGCGCCGCCCCACGTGCGGCGGTCTCCGTCCAACCGACTTTCAGCCGCTTGCGCGTCTTCGCGCACGCGGTCGAACATTTCGCGCGACGTTAGCAGTTCGAGGTCCGGGCGGTCTTGGCGTATTTGCAACACGCGCGCGTCGTACGCTTGCAACCGCTCTTCGAACTCGGGGCTAATCTCTTCGCCAGCGTACCGCCGCGCCACGTCTAGATACGCACCGGACCGCTCGGGGATGAAGTCTTCGTAGTACCCGCTGTCACTGCGTAGCATTTGCGCGACGCTGACCGTACCTTCGCCGGGACGACGGCCTTCCAGCCCGAGAATAAGTTGGGGCGGGTCTTCAACCCCCGCGTCCATCATCGCGCGCGTCTGGTTCCAGTCGAGTTCCTGCATGAAGTATTCGATGCCGAACTGCGACGACGCACGCATCTGCGCGTCTACCGCGACGCCCCAACTCTCGAAGAACCCGACAAGCGGCCCCGTGGCCGCTGCGCTTGGCGCGACCGAATAGCTGTCCTGATTTGTTTCGCCAAAGAAGCTCATTGTGTCGGTGCGATCCTGTTGCCTTGGTCGTCGTACGCCCACATCGCGCCGTACCGCGAGAACAACAGTTGTTGTTCTTCCAATGTCAACGTCCCGTCTTCCATCGCGGCCTGAATGTCCGCTACTTGCTGACCGGCACCGGGCCGCTGCATCTGTTCGCGAATGTCCGCTTCGCGCTGCGTCGCGCGCTCTTCGGCCACGGTGTTGAGTTCGCGAATACGGTCTGCTGTCGGCACGAACACGAACGCTTCAAGCCTGCCGTTCTGCCCCGGACGACCGGTCACGAGGTACGACCCGTCGCTCAACGCTACCCGGTACCGTCCGCCGCCAATCGCGCGCAATGTCGCTTCGTCAGCTATGTCGTCCGGTTCGGCGAGTGCGCCCGTCACGTATCGGGGCGGCAAGCCCTGTTCGGACATCGAAGCCCACCCGGCCACCGTCATGATGTCGAACGCCGTTTCGATTTCCGCGCCCGAGACGCCGGGCGGCAGAACCGTGCGCGCCCCGTTCACTTCGTCAAGCGCCGGAGCGCCTTGTCGCCCTCCGAGCACCGCCTGCACGCTCGCGGCGAACATGTCGGTGTTGAACAGACCCGCGCGCCCCCGCGCGACCGACGTCTCGACGTAGTGAGCGAGCGCGGCGTCCATAATAGCTTGACGCTGGTCCGGCGCGGCGTCCATAAGCGCGCCGCCCGTAGCGTTCATGAACGCGTTGGAAATGCCTTGCTCGGTCGCGCCGATCTGACGCTGCACGTCCGGGTTCTCTTCGAGCCTGCGCTGCCCGCGAACGATGTCTGCCGCAACCGCCCCTTGTCCGGTTTCAAGTTGCAGCCCGCCCGCGTATGCGTACACGTCGTGCACGTCGTCCAGTTGGTTCATCGCGGCCCGCGCAACCGGCCCGCCCATTTGTTGAATGGCGGTAAGAATTTCAAGCACGTCGTCTGACGACCCGTTGGCAAACCGCTCCGAGAACGCAGCGGCTTCGTCTTCCGTGAACGGCTGCATAGTGTCCAGCGGAATGTTGTAATAGTCCGCGACACGGCGCGCTTCTTCGCCGCGTGTCGTGAAACCGTCTGGCCCGTCGAGCGGCGTCAACGTGAACGTTCCGGTCTGCGCCGCGTACGTCATGGGGTCCGCCGCCAATCGGCGCTCGGCGTCCGCCGCCATGGCCGTCATGCGCTCCTGCCGAGCGTACGCCGATGCCGTCACGCCACCGTTCGGCCCGGCCTCGGCGTAGTCCCGCACGACTTCGGTGTACCGCGCAACCGCTTCCGGGTCTCCGTCGCGGTATCCGAGCGCGATCTGCGTCGCTTCGCCGATGCCGAATTGGTGCGCCATGTACAGTTCTTCGTCAGACGGGTCGCGCCCGAGAACTTCGCGAAACTGGTCCCGCGTCGCCGCCGCGTACGCCGCCACGACGCGCGGCGGGCTTTCATCGCCCGCCAGCCGTTCGCGCACGCCGGGCGTCGCAAGCGCCCGGTCGAGAAAATCTTGACCGATCTCGACACGCGGTCTCGCCGGGTTCTGCGCTGCGGCCACCAGATCGGCGTACCATTCCGCCGCGCCGGGACCGCTGCTTTCCGGGTCGTCCGACCATACAGTGACCCCCGCCCGTGCCGCTGCGGCAGGGCCTCCCGTGCCGAGATCGAAATGGAAATAGTTGCCGCCCATATAGTTCGGCCCCGCGCCGAACCCAAGTACGCCCATCGACGCCGCCGACAAAGCGATGGCGCGGGCTTCGGGGTCATTCCACGCGACTTGCGACCCGTCAGGCCGGATGATCGCGAAGTCTGCCGCCACCCCCGCCGAGTGCTGACTGCCCTCGTCGCCGGGCCGCAGCCCGGACGTCACGCGCACGCGGTACCCGTTGTACCCCGCAGCGGCCACGGAGGCGGTGATAGCGTCCGTGATCCGGCTGTCGGGGCGTCCCGCGCCCGAAGTGTTGCCCGCGAACTCAATATCGACTTCACCCGCGCCCGCGACGCGCGTCATGTATTCGAGGCTCACACCGTACGCGCGGCCCGCTGCGGACAGCGCGGCGCGGTCCGTCGGGGCGAGACCGTCGGTGCTCAACGGCGTTCCAGCGGCGCGCATTTCGGCGGGCGTCGAATGGCGGTACTCCCGCACGAGCGCCTGATCGCGCTGGATACGCGCCATGCGCGCAACCGTTACGGGGTTCTCGGACTGCCCGACAAGTGCCGCCGTGGCGCGCAACTCGGCCTCGGGTATCATGACCGTCGGGTCGCCCGCGCGGCTTTCCAACCGTTCAAGCGCCGCGCGCGCCTGCGCGTCTGCCGCCGTACGGATCGACCGTCGTGCGGTGTCCATCGTACTCAACAGCCGGTTGAGGTCGTTAGGCGCTAGTTGCTCGACCCACGGATTGCCGTCCTCGTCAAGTTGGGCACGAATGCGGTCAATGTCGGCCACGGTTTGCGCGCTTTCGAGCATACCTTCGAAGCGGCCCATGGCGCTGTTCTGTCGCCAACGTTCGATCATGCCCGCGCGAACGTTGGCCGGTACGTTTGTGCGCGTGTTGATAACTTCCTCGCCCATGGCCACGAGGTCGTCGTACATGTCCGGTTGCAAACGAATGCGGTTGTCGAGCGCGGTCAGCGAGCGGTTCGCTTCGTCGGTCGAATACTCTGCGGCGGTGCCCAATTCGTATTGCGCCGCGCGCGACGACAAGCCCGGACGCGCCGCCTGCATCCGACGCGTGAACTCCGCGCGCGCCCGGTCGTCTTCGATACCTTGCGCCTGTTCGTCTACCCACTGATCGTATTCGTCAAGTACGCGCTCTTGGTAGCCCGCCGCGTCCGGCCCGACCTGATTGCGCAGTTCGAGTTCGCGGCGCGTGAAGTCGGCTTGCGCCACCGAGTTCGCCACAGTCTCCGCGCGCTGCCGCTCTTCGCGCACGTACAACCCTTGGGCTGCGTCTTGCAGTCCCGCACCGATAGCTTGCAGCCCGCGCCCTGCGCCCGCGCCGAACGCCTCGGGCGACGCTTGCGGCGTCGGCACGCCTTGCGACGTGCGCCCGCTTCGCGCCGCGATCTGACTTGTCACTGTAGGAATGCGCGCCATTATGCCACCCTCGAAAGTACGTTGCCCGCGCCCGAGAGGCCGGTGCCGATTGCGCCCATGATACCAGCGGTCCGGGCGGACCGGCCTTCCATGCGCGACAGCGTTGCGCTTTCTCGCAGCCCGAGCATCTGCAACGCACCCTCGCGGCCACGGGCGCGTCCTTCGAACTCAACGCGTTGCGCGTCGAGTTCCTGTTCGACGGCGGTGTCTTCGAGGACGTCGAGCGGCGAGCCAGCGAGTTCGACCCCGCTCGCGCCGTAAGACGCTCGCATTGACGCAAGGACACGTCGGTTCCCGCGCCGCTTGTCCTCCGCGTCGATGCGTGCCTGCTCGATGGCGAGCTTGCGGTTTTGATCCGCCACCACAATGTCGCGCTCGGCGGTCCGGGCGTTGTATTCCGCCGCTCGCGCCTGCGCGTTGGCCGAACTGATCGCGCCAATGGCCGAGACTGCCGTACCGCCAATCGCGAGCGCGGTACTTAGGCCCGCCGGGAGCGCTGCGAGAAGCGAGGTTGCGAAGGCCATGTCACGTCTCCCTGATTATGGCGTACATCATTTCGTCGCCGCCGTCCGCACCGTAGAACCGCATAGGCTCGGGTGTCTCGCACCGCGCGCCTAGCAGCTTCGCGAAGTGGTGTCCGGCTTCAAAATCCGCAGAGACGGTAAGCTCGATCCGTTTATACGGGACGGCAGAGAGAACGCGACGCACCTTTCGCACTATCGGCAGCATATACGGCCCGATCTCTTCTGACAAGATCATCCACGCAACCGCTCGGTGCGCCCGCACCGGGATCAGCCCCGCCGCGCCGAGACACGTACCGCCGCGCCACCCCGAAAGCGCGACGTTGCTTTCCAACAACTCTACCGCGCCCGAGCGCACAAGAACCGCGTGCTCGCGGCGTTGCGCGGGTTGCGGCTTTAGATACGACAAGTGCCCCGCTTTGAACGGTCGGAACCCGATCATCGGTCTTGCGTGTACATTTGCGGCATGATGGCCACGATGTTGAACGGAAGTGGACTTTCCTTCGGGCGCTTAAACGCGACCAGCCCTTTCATGTCGTAGCCCGGTGACGGGTGGAATGGACCGATCTCGCCCGTGTAAAGCTCGACGTCCTCGAACTCGTCAAAGCGCCCGGGGTACTCCAAAGGCTCGTACACGAACGCGCCTTCTTGTTCGTTGTACACGCCGACCTGACCGTTGAAGCTGTTCCACACGTTGACGACCAAGCTCTGCACGCGCTTGACCTTACCTTGCGCGGTGCCGTCCGCCGCACCGTTCTCCAAGCGCGGAAGCACGCCCTCACTGTCGTAACCAAGACCGAGCACAATGTTCTCGCCTTCGTACGGCAACGTGACGGTTCCGTTCGTCACAGTCAGCGGACCGACAGGGCGCGCGTCGATCAGACCGTACACGGTCTCCCCTTCAAGATGCTGCAACCCGTACACCGTATCGACCGCCGGACCCGCGTACCGCAGCCCGGAGTCCACGAAATGTGCGTTTGCAAGCGTTGTATCAAAATCCCAAAAACGTGTGAGGCGTTCGAGGTACCGACGCGACTGTCCGTCTACCGTCCGACGCACGACGACCCATAGCGCGTCTTGCAACTGGTCTTTCTGCGGCACGACGGCCAAGGTGTCGATCACGCCGCCCGCGAGATCGTGGCGGTGCCAGCCCACGACGTTTTCGTCGCGGTTGTACGTCAGCCCGACGAGCGAACCGTCGCTGCGGCGCACCCAAATGATGCTGTGCGGCTCGGCGGCGTAATCCATTTCGACAAACGGCACCGCGCCAAGATGGCTGGCGAGTTGCGACATGGACGGAGACTTGTACCCGTCAGCTTCAAAGACGAACGCGAACTCGCGCACCGCGCGCCCGCTCCGCTGGACGTACAAAGTCTGACTGTCTACGCGAACGGGTTCGACGTCGGCGCTGCCCCGCCGGGTGGCCGGGCGCGCCGCGATGTTGCGCGCCGTCAGCGGTTCGCTGTTCGGAGCCGAGATCGTGTACTCTTCGGACCCGGTGCCTAAAAGCAGGCCGCGCGCGTCCGACGACAGCCAACGGATGCGGGACAGCCGCCGGGAGTTGAGACGCCCCACCACGGCGTTGTCGTCCAGCACGACGCCGAACGTGTCGGTCTGACTAAACGTCTCGTATCCTCCGACAACCGAACCCGCAAAGAGGTCTGGAAACTCTTCGGACCCCGCCAGCCAAAACCGATCTTCGAAGAACGTACCGACAGCGGGCCAACCGGTCGTGTCCGACCAATACCCGAGGCGCCACTGTTTGATCGGCTTGGTGTCGAGCAGCGGTTCGCCCAATAGTTTGACGGTTACTTCGGTCGTACTGGCCACGGCTGTGATCTCGCACGACCGCCACGATTGATCGCTGCCTTTCAAGCGAACAAGACGCCCGACGTCTGTGCTCTGAAACCCGGTGTCGTTGTTGATGCCGGTTATCGCAGACGCAGTAAGCGTGAAGCTCGCGGCGTCTTTCTCGCGCATCACGAGCCGACGAACGCGCGGCTCGATAAGCCCGTTGCGTGTCAGTTTCGTGACGTTAAGACGGTACGCTCCGTACGACGTCTCGTTGTCGATTTCGATGAAGACCGACTTGCTGCCGTCGTACAGCACGTAGTCTTCCTGTTCGTCCAACACGACCCAATTCGCACCGTCGTACCCTTCGAACGTAAATGTCGAGGGCGCGTAGTCTTTCGAGGTGTAGGACGTGTCTTGGTTGTCTTTTGCGGCGTAGACAGTGTACCCATCGCACACGAACCCGGACGCGGGCGCGTACTGTATGGTTCCTTCTTGTTCTGCGTCAGCCGCCCAATACGTATCGTCGTCGTTGTCGAAAGCGTAATAAAACTCGCTGGCGTCGAGCGAGTACGTCAAGTCCCGGCCCAAGAACTCAACTGGCGAACTCTTTGTTCCCGCTACCGATGGTCGGTTTCCGCTGCCCGCGCACGTGCCGGAGGGCGCGGTGTCGGATGTCATGTTCGGGATAGCATTGCCCGTGGCGCTCGGCGTTAGCGTCGTGCTCGTAGCGTTGACCGGCATGTACGGTCCGTCTTCGAACCCAACCGTTTCAAGCCGCCAGTCGTAATCGCCGAACCGCGACAACTTGCGCGGGCGCGCCGTGCTTGTCAAAAGATACAACACGTCCACGGACTGCACGAACCGCAAAGACCGAAGCTGCGGTTCCGTGTACGCGCACGGAACATGGTACACTCGCGAGACCTGACCGTCTGCAACGGTTTCGTTCGGATACGTCTTGTCTAGGGTGTAGTCGTCGCCTATCTTCGCGGTGACATTGGCGATCTCGCCGTTGAGATTGTACGAAGCCGGAAAGCTGGACAGCACAACTTGGTCGCCCACCGCCGCGCCGAGACCCGGCGCGTTCACAACAATGGCCGCGCCTGCCGACGATGTTACGTCCGCCGCGACCGCAGTGTAAACTTGTATACCGTCTTCATCGAAGAAGCGAATACGATCCTGTGCGAACTCCAACACTTTAGCCTGTTCGTTCGAAAACACGAACGGCAGCAACGCGCTGTACTTCGTCTCGTCGGCCACGGGCGCGACAAACGCGGTGCCCGAGCGGCTTATCGCCGGGCCTTGCGGCGCGGCGATGTAATTGACAAGAGACCGCAGGGAAGACGGGTACCGGTCGAGGTCAACGCGGCCTTCTAGTAACTCGGAAAACTCGCCCGCGTTAAACGAGCGGATCATAGGCGACGCTTTGGGCATGTCAGTACCTCGCGGTCAAAAACGGAAAGTCTTCGTCGTCAGACGTGACGTCTTCCGGTCCGATCACGAATGCGTTGTTCTTTGCGGCTTCGGTGACGGCCTCGTCGTACAGCGCCTTCGTGTCCGCTTTCTTTGTGTTGGACTGCGTGACGTACTCAACGCTTTCCATAGCGACACGGCACGCCAGTACTTCCACGAAGAGAGGGTCGAACTCGGTCTCGTCAACATCGGCCACGTAGGTGATCTTCAAGCTGTCTTCGGCGCTGTACACGTACCGCCGTCGCTGCACCCACTCCGTGCGCTTCTCGCGCACGGGACGCAGACAGTCTACGGGTAGGGAGTATTTGTACGGGCGCTCGACGCCAACAAGTTCCTCGACCTTGGCGAGCGCGTAGTTGTGTTCGAGCGCGAACACCCAGCGGCGTTTTGAAATCTCTGACCGTTTCCAGTGATCGTATCCTGCGGCGACAAAGCGCTCCAAGGACGACTGCGGCGGGTCGAGCCGCGAAATGCGAGACGACGCGATCTTCGAAAGACCGAGATTGACAATCTGGACTTGCGAGAACATCGCGCCGCCTCCGTTCGTTATTCGTACAAGTACGCCAGAAGCAGTTCCACGGTCGCGCCGTCGGGCATGGTGTTGCCGAGGACGGTGCCGTAGACGAGAACTTCGTCCATCGAGTAGATGTCGAATTTCAAGCTGGTGCCGACGACGTTGGCGGTGACGGCGGACGAAACGTCGAGACCGTCAATCAGCGCGTCGGGATCGGCGGCTTCTGGGTCGGCAGCGCCCGACGG